AACAGGATCATAGTTATCTAAAATCTGCTGCACATAACCGTCAGGCAGGAATGGATTGCTTATTGTCGGCGCTTTGATTACAACGTATTCGTCTGATGCGTTTTTAACCCATCTTGAGTAAATAAACCCGCTATACCCTTGGTCTGGTGTAGTAACGCAGCCAATTGTATTTCCGTTTACATGATTGCAGTCTTGTCTATTACGCTCACTGATCTTACGCCAAACCAATGCAGCCTTCTCTTTTGGAAGCGTATCAAGCTCGTCAACAATCGAGTGCGCTACCTCATAGGCCACAATGCGCTCGGGCCGGTCGTATGACCGTAAGATAATTTGACCGTAGCCATGCAGATAAACAATGTATTCAGCACGATTTGTTTTGTAACTGATGCCAAGATTGTTTAGCTCTTCCTCAACGCCAGCTAATGCGCGCAAACGCAGCAGGTCGTAGGTTGGCATGTAATACGCGCCGTTTATTGTAGGGTTCTGCAGCATTAGCAGGATTAAACGTGCAATGCCGCCTTTAGTTTTACCAGATCCTAAACCGCCAACCAGCGCAGGATATTTGGCCTCACTAAAAACAAATTCTTCTTGCGGCTCAGTCAGGCTTAGTTGCACGAATAACAGTCACTGTGTTGTCAGACGATGTGCTGACTGTAGTTTGATCTGATTCTTTCCAGCCTGCTTGGGTCTTTAAGTAAAAAATGGCCGCAGTTACATTACCGTTACGAGCTTGGTTAATTAGATTAGAGCCTACGCTTGCAATTGCATTGCCCTTACCCTTTTTATAGGCCTCAAAAACTTCCGGTTGACGCTTTTCTACCTCTCGAAAGGTGTTTTCACTCACACCAAAATAATCTGCAAGCTGCGCCTTAGTTAAAACGGACGCGAGTGCTTTTACCTGCGCGATTTGTTCAGCATCGAATACTACTGCGGGTCTGCCACCGCCTTCGCCTTGCCTGCCGTTTTTCATTACCTAACACCAATAAATTTGTGCGTTTGTATGCTGATCTTAAATTCGTATTGCAATGCGGAGGCAATACAAATGTCAGTAGCTCGTCTAGACTGACTTAATGGCTGCAACCAAATAGGCTTCCGAGCGCACATAATGTCTACAGGAATCCTAGTCCATATTTTATCTACATCCGCTTTTTTGCCAACCGGCACTTTAATCTCATCAGCGCGCCAATAATTCTGCTCGATAACATCAAACCCGCCTGCCATGTCCCATTTTGGGCTTAACGTGATAAATGTATCGCCATGCGCTTTAATTGGCTGCGTACCTGACGTTTCTACCTGTACTGTGTAACCTTTAGCGATTAATAGCTTTGTTATTCCGTAAAGGTCATGCTCAAAAGGCTCGCCACCAGTAAGCACAACATGGCGCGGCCTACGGCTATCGATCTCTTTAAATAATTCATCATCAGACATAACTGCAAATTGTTTGCTGTCGCAATCTTTAGCAAGCATGTCTTTTACGTCAATCTTATCGTCTAGCTTAACGTCCCAAGTATGTTTGGTGTCACACCAACCGCAGCCAACGCGACAGCCCTGCAAGCGTATAAATGTTGATGGAGTGCCAGTGTATGTGGCCTCACCTTGTATCGTTGAAAATATCTCGTTTACTGGCAACGCCATGATTCATAGTCCTTTGTAGCTGCGCCTGTGTCGCTATTTTCCCACGGGAACACAATCCAAGCTGCATGATCAATTATTTGCGCGCACAGGCAGTGACAGGCCGCTGTAGACCGGTTTAAAAGCGCACAATAGCCTGCGTAATTTAACTGTTTAGCAGCAATCAGCTGTGTACCGCTATCAATTATGTCATCTACCCATAAAACGTTGCTTGTATTTGTTGGGTCTGTAGTAAGGCCGACTTCCAACTTATGCGACAACGCAACAGCAACAGGCAGCCCGCCGCGCGGATTACCGTAAATTAAATCAAATTTAATATCTTGCAGCTTGCTTGCTAGGATAGTTATATCGCGATCAAACGTCTGCCAAGTATATTGCTGAATTTGCACCATGTTCTTTTACCTGCGCCGACACAACCCTAACGCGATCTTGCTCATCAATATGGTATAACGAGTTGCGCGCTAGGCCATACGCTAACGCTGCAAACGCCTCGCAACCAACAGCGTCAACAACGACCAATTGAATTAAACCTGTACGCTCTGCCTTTTTAAAATAATTTAAGTGCGGATCATCTCTAGCAACTAACGTTTTATGATCAAAGTATTCCTGCAGCCAGCCTTTAAGTATTTTAAGTCCGCCAAAATCTACAACCCAATTACGATAATCAAGCTCCGCAGCCTCAAACACAAAATCAAACTCGAGTGCGTAACCATGTAAAAACCTGCAATGACTATTGGCGCGCCATTGCCTAAATGCGCAGCTTAAACCAACGTTATGGCAAAAGGTTTTCGTGGACCTATACATAATTTTGTCCGTTTATTGCGTTAAAGAATTCCGTCCGAGCAGCTTCCTCGTACATTGACCCGCGCATAACCGAGGTAGTCATCAGGCTATCAGTAGCTTTTATGCCCCTCAAACTCATACATGCATGACTTGCCTTGCAAACAATTCCTAATCCTTTTGGACTAAGTATGTCCTCTAAAACGTCTGCCAATTGCTCAGTAGCCTCCTCTTGTATTTGCGGCCTTGCAAATATCCAATCAGCAAACCTAGCAAACTTAGACAAACCAAGTAGCGTGTCGCTCGGAATAATGCCAATCCAAACGTTACCTGTAATCGGTAAAAAATGGTGTGAGCAAACGCCAACAATCGGTATCGGGCCGACAGTAAACATTTGGTTTACTTTTTTCGTGTTTGGAAAAATTGTCGCTTTAGGCATTGGTGCAAAACGACCAGACAAAAGCTCGTCAATATACATTTTAGCAACACGGCGCGGCGTGTCTTGCGTATTAGGATCAGTTTTCCAATCAATATTTAAAGCCTCAAGCAACTGCGTGATGGCAGCAGCAGCCTTCTCTTTAGCGTCGCCTGTATCAATTTGCTGATTGTCATTAGCTAAATTCATTATGAGTACCTGCTAAATATTGGATCGTCTATACCTGCGTCTTTAAAACCTTGTGCGCGCAAAACACAAGAATGACACTCTCCACACGGTGGCGTTTGCCCTGCATAGCATGTATGGCTATAGGACATTGCCTCCATTGCGTTTAAACTTCTTGCCATATTTATGGTTTCAGCTTTTGACTTTTTAAGTAACGGTGCGTGTACCATAATCCAGTGCTTACCATTTCTTTGATCGCGGCCCAAAGAGTAATTAATATATTCCTCTGCAGACTCTATAAACTTACTACGGCAGTCATCATAATTAGCGTTATCCATCTCGCATACGCCAATAACAATATTGTCAAAATCTAGGTAGTCGCACCGGTTGGCAGCCACAGTTAAAAACAACGAGTTACGCATAGGCACAAAGGTTAGCTCTTGCCTATCACCAATAACCTCGTCCATTTGGTCATAAGAATCGTAAGTCTCCAAATCGTTATCACTAACCAATGGGCTTGTTGATTTAAGGCAATGTTTTATATCGATCACCTCATGCTTGACGTTTGCGATATGCGCAATCTTCTGTGCAGCTTTTAACTCTGCTGCATGACGCTGACCATAATCAAATGATATTGCGTACACATCGTTGAATTGCTCTTTAGCCCAATACAGCGCAGTTACTGAGTCTTGTCCCCCAGACAATAAAACAACAGCTTTCATTTCTTTAGCCCCGTTACTTTAAGATACGATTTACAAACCAACTCAACTTGCCAAAGCCCCGCGCATGCCAAGAAAAGTTTTGTTCCGAGATTTTTCTCTACGTCAATTGATAGGTTTACCCAACTAGCAGCACCAACTGCGCCTAACTCGCTATTACCGCCAACCCAGCCATCTTTGAGTTTTAACTTTGCTAAATCGCAGCCCATCAATTTAATACGGTCTTTTACCTTTTGGTTTGGGTTTGCTGCAAAATTTTTACGGTCAAGTTTTTGCATTACGCCATTACCCATATAAACCATCAAGTTTCCATAACGTAAACTGGAATTCCAACTGCTCGAGTCGCACGAGTACGGCCTAAATTTTTTAAGGTACTTAATTGACGTATACCCAAGCAAATGCGCTTTTCGGCCTTTTGTGTAATTCATAAATTTAGCAATGTCGTTTATAACTTGCGCGCTGCCTTTTTTGCCTACTAAACCCCCGTAACAAATGAAGTCCGACCGGTCATAATAATAATCAACATCCGACCAATCGGTGCCATGCGTAAACACAGGCACAGGGTCAAAACCTCGATCAAGCATGTCTAAATAGTTTTGTTTAGTTGCAACATCATTACCAATAACGTCAAGCAAAATGTAACGCCAAGGCTTAAATGGCAGCTTGTCAATAAAATTACAATACTCGTCAAGCGTTATGGTTTTACCTGTGTTAAACGCAGTAAACGCACCCGAGTCTACAAATAGACAAAGAACATTTGGGTAATCGCGATCAAACTTTTGCAGATAGCTAATTACGTCCGGTTTCAAGTATGGATATGCGCACAGTATGTTTAGCGGCTTAACCACTCACCGTTACCTGCTCAATTCCGCTCTCAGCTACTGCGCGCTCGATTACTCCAAGCAAATCATCTTTATCTAACTCGTTGCAGCTAACAACGATTTTTGATTGGCTCGACTCATTTGTAGTTGTTGGCAAATCGACGTCCGATGACCACCCATTAACAATCTCGTCAAGCTCTGCACTATCAAAGCCAAGCAAATCTAAATCAAAATCTAAGTCTTGCAGCATGTTTAACTCAGCGCGTATGGTGTCGAAATCCCAACCTGCATTCAGCGCGAGTTTATTATCAGCAATAACATACGCTGCGCGTTGCGCGTCACTTAAACCTGTAAGGGTAATTGTTGGAACAGTATCGAACTCGAGTAAGTCGGCTGCCATCGCACGACCATGACCTGCGATTATTGTGCCATGCTCGTCGATCAATATTGGATTAGTAAAGCCAAACTCTCTTATGGACGCTGCAATTTGCTTAACTTGTTGCTCGTTATGCGTCCGAGAATTGTTTACATACGGAATTAATTTATCCGTTGGAAGGTAGTTTATCTCTAACACAATCACCCCCAGTGATGCGATTTAGCCTCAGGCTGTCGGCGATTGTGTCATAAAAAATTAAATTGGTAAATTGGGATATGCACGACAGGCTCAATGTCCTGCCAATCACCTCTGTCTTTTCGACCGCCAACACCAAGCGTAGATTGGCAAGTATTAAGCCGAATAAAGCCCATTCGGTCTGTCCAACGCACCGCTAGGAACGCAGGCAGGTCAGTGTTGTTACTTAACTCTCGCGCCCTCATTAACTTTGATAGCGATAGCATGTAAGTATCGTAATCATCATGCTTGCAAGTCCTGCATTTTAATTCAACAAAGCTAACAGCCTTTTCAGTAGTCTCTTTAAAAAACTCGCAATGCTCAACGCGCGTACCCATAAAGTCAATGTGATAACTGATAGGCAGTTTGTTTAGCTTACAACGCCACTTTGACTCAAGTATGGAGGCAAATTCCTTTTCGCCTGCCAAACTTTGATCATTCTCATAACGCTTGCGCATTACAAGGGTCTCTGCCAATGCTCGTCGGCGGCTGCATCGCTTGCATAATCTCTAGCAAGCTCGTCAAGAGCTGCTTCGGCGTCCTCAGCAAAATCAAAGATCAAATCCTCGATATACGAGTCCTCAATTGCTTTAGCTGTGCGCCTATACTCAGCAGCAGCACTAATAGTTCCAGTAGCAACGAACCTATTATGCATCTCTTGATAACGCTCTGATCCAAAAGCACCAGACTCCTCAAACCAAGCTGGTTCGTGTAGGTTTAGATACTTTCTGCATTCGTCAATTACCATCTCGCTAGGCTCCCACTCACCCGAGCGATCAAAGCACCATGCAGCACAATCCAAAACAATGCTTTTAAGACCCTGCTTAACTTTTTTCCAATTACGATCTCTTTCACTCATTATATTTTCTACTGACATTTTAATTTCCTTGTTTAATTACAGTTTCGTGATTCGTAAGGGATGCCAACGTAATCATGTCCGGTAGCCTCCCACTCTTCTTTT